ATCATCATTAGATTCTTTATTTGTTTCGTCCGCTTTCTTTAATCCAGATATGATATATCGTGTCTTTGACATCAATCCAGAACGTATAAGCATGAAAGAATCTCCAACCTCAACATTCTTATCTGCCAATTCTTGAGCGAACTTCTGTGTTCCGTTATCAAATGTCTTTTCCTTCACACCATCGCTCGTTTCAATATCACATGTCAAACGTAAAACATCTTTCTCTTCTCCATTAAAACCTGCTCTACGTACAATCTCAATGTTCTTTAACTTTTTAATCTGTATGCTTTCTGTATCTTTTAAGCTGATGAAAGGTGAGTCCGCTTTCTTTTTGTCTAAGAAAAGCTCGTATACATTTCCCATAAAATTATCAATTATAATTCCATTAAATTAGTTTTTATAACACCTGCGATTCTTTCAACTTCACTGCGAGGTATTCTAACTCTATTAGAAAATCGTACGATTTTATCTGGGTTAATCATCCTCTTTTCTTGTATCCATCTATAGACAGACACTGGATGTAGCCCAAGATATTTCGCTACCTGACGTGGAGTCCATAGAACCTCAAGGTCTTTTCTTACTACTTCGTCCATATATTTATGCGTTTAATCTTTCCTCAAGAATCTTTAGTGTCTCTCGTGCTGCATCTAATGCAAGCGGGTCTGTTGCATCATACTTTTTCTCTAACCCTTTAACTATCTTTGTCTGTATTATCTTTAATGTTTCACTAAGATACTTTTCTCGCTTGTATAACTTCTGCAGATATTGTTCATTCTTTTCTACAAGCATTGCAATGCGTTCGTCTTTTTCTATTGCACTTCTTAGCTTGTCTATCTCTTTTTGTGTTACTTCCGACATATAATCCAATCCTTAGCTGTTATATCCCCATCAGAGATAATCCAATTATGAAACTCTCCCTCTTTAAATATCCGCAAGTATCCATCTTGAACCAAACAATATTCTTTTTCTTGATTCCATTCTTTTCTTGATACGGTTAATCCATCTACAATCATCGCCATTGCTTCTAAGAAGTTTAGTTTGTTGTCTGGCTTTGATGCTTTCGGACTTGCAGAAGATGTTTTTTCTTTCTTCATACGTTGTTATTGTTAAATGTTATTTATCTTTCCGACCTTTGGTGTTGTATATTTCATTATGAATCTCTTAACTGCATTTCGTCTTAAATGATATGCATCCATTCCGAATATATTGAGGCTGTCTGGAAGCTCTGAATCAAGTATCTCAAACAATCTTCTATATGTGTTATCTTCTTTCTTATTTTTCTTTTCCATACTTAGATTGTATGATTTCAAATAGTTTTTGTTGTTTATCGTTTATCTCTTCCTGCGTTAGCTCCATCCAGTCTGGATAATTATTGTACTTCATAGATGCCTGCCAATCTTCTTTTGCTTTGAATATAGGAATTGTCCCAGTCTTCATTTGCTCATCATACTCATCTATAATTCTATCTATTTCATCCTTAAAACTTGCTGTCTCCTGAATATACGTTTTGACCCTTAAATCGTCCGTAGCAACATAACATATAGCAAAGTGCATCTTTTGTTCAGAAAGCGCGTATAACGCAGCCTGTAGCGTGTGAGAGTGGTCTAGCTGTGAGCTTTGAATGATTCTTTTGTACTTTGCATTAGATACTGACTTTATCTCTAAAGGAATAATACCAACGGGAAAATTCCAATCTTTCGTATCTACGGTCGCATCTATAAACCCGATGACATTTCTATAAAGAGCTTCCTTTTGTTTTCCATCTTCTTGTAGAATCTTATTCGGTATCTGCTCAATCAACCATTTCTCAATTTCTTTACCGCGTAAGAACTTCCTTAATGTGTACTCATCGTATTCTTTTTGTGGTGCTTCATAATACTTTAGAACCTGCCACTGCAATGGTTGTCCCAACATTCCAGCAGATAACTTCCCAGAAGAAACGTGTTTTTCTATCTCTACTTTGTTAGCCTCTAAAAGGTTTACACCAATGAAGCTGTCTATGTAGCTATCTGACATTAACATATTTTTTTACGTTATGTATCTTATGCAAATGATTATATACCCATATAACGGGCTTGTCAAGTGGATAACTTTGTATAACTATCTTTTCAGTCTTCTATCAACGCCTTTTAGCTCTATAATGTCGCATGTTTCTACAATTCTTGATGCTATTCTATCTCCGATTCTTTCTGCTAATTCTTTTATTGAATAGTTTGATGTAAAAATAATCGGTAACATATCGTTATATCTCTTGTTGATTATTAGATAAAAGGTTTCCATAACCCAGTCTGTTATCTTCTCAGCCCCGACATCATCTAAAAATAAAAGTCTATTTAGACTCATAAGCTCTTCTTCTGTGCGTCTCTTATCGTTTATATCTCTTGCGAAGTCTGCACGTATTTCGTGCAATAATTCTGTCGTATTCCAGAACCGTGAGCAATAAGCAACAGGATATTGTGAAGAATGTAGTGAATATGCAATGTGTGTTTTTCCAGTGCCAACATCACCGAATATATAAATACCCCTTCTGGTTTTTATAATAGAGGTGAACTTCTCTCTTATATTTTCTGGCACGTCTTCATATCTTGCCTCTTTGTATCTAATTGGTATCTTTGGATTCCAGCTCATATTAAATCATACTTATTTGGTATAGATTGAATTTCATCATTCCATCTTTCTTGGTTTATCCACGTTGCAGGATGTGGAATATACTTTCCGTTTTCAGATTTCCACTGTCTTGATTTCTTTTGTGCCTCTAACGACTTCATTATTTTTTCAAATAATTTTTCGTCTATGTTCGCCTTCATCCAATAAGACTCTGCTGTTTTTCTTGCAATCTTTCTTGGATATTCCTCCCAAAATATATTAAACTTTTCAGATTCTAATGGTGGTTTTTCTTCTAATTCTTTAATGTATTCTTTTATATAATCGTAGTGATGACAATCCAGACTTTCTTTCAGACATTCTGGACATATAATAAAAGACCGAAGTCGCTCAAGATTCCTCTTATAGAATGATGACTCGTATCTCATATTTATTTTATTTTGAGGATGGTTTTTTATTTTGCAAAAAAGAAAACGTATGCAAGAAAGAATCCAAGTATAAAAAATAAAACGAATCCCCCTAATATGAACTTCTCTTCTGGCGTCATAAATCTTTCCAAAATATTTTAACAATTAGAATAGTCCAAATTAAAAGAGAAAGTGATGTGAAAAATATACCGAATAGATTGACCGATTCACAGAGGTTCATACTCTGTTTTTTATTATTAAATAAATTATTGCAGACCAGATTGCAACGATAACTAATGCAACTGAAAAATTGAATTGGTTTATTAACGTGCATTGCATATAAAAGAGGAGGGAGAATTGAGTATGGGGATATCAATGCTCCCTCTTTTAATTCTCGTCCATTATTTTTGCTTTGCTTCTTCTCGTTCGGCAATTCTTATCTCTCCCGTTCCTTGTTCTGCGCATTGTTGGCAATAACTTCTGTCTCGTATTATGTAAATATCTAGCGACTCTTTCTTGCACTTCACGCATATCATTGCTGGAATGTACCCATGACAACGGTATGGTAGAAAGCGGCGGCAACCATTAGTACACATACTGCAAGAATAAAGATGAGAGAACCAAGCTGTGCTTTTTCGCTCATGGTGTCCAGTCTCCCTTCGGAAGGATACCGCCAAAATCTTCCTTTGGCTTTGGGTCTGCGGGATAGAACTTAACTCCGTCAAGAAGTCTTGCTCGTGCAGTACTACCCAATGAAGATGCACAGTTTGTGCATACTGGTTTTGTCGGGGCGAATTGAAGAGCAATGAATTGCATTGGTTCATTTCCGATGAATGAACAGATGATACATTGCATTATGTGCCTCCCTTTAGATGACGTTGTAACTCACATGCGACAAACTCTGCACATGGTATGCAAATGTTCGTCTTCGTATCTGGAATACGGATATACCCGAATGAGTCTTGATTGCAAAGTTTACAAAGGTCTTCACTTCGTCTTTGATTCTGAATCGTGTATCCATGATTCGCATGATTGTCTGGTTGATGCCTTCTTTGAGACATACTTAACCTCCCTACTTCACAGTCGCTTCGTTCCTATAATGGACGAATTGTAAAGAACTGGTTGAGGGGTCGGACTTGAACCGACAGATGAACAGGACAACCTTAGCTTGCCCAAGCTCGCTATATGTCATCTGAACATCTCCCGACCGTACGAACGGAGAACCTTGCTTCTGCCGTCCGCCTAAAGTCGCCCTCACATATAAACAAAAGAGAGATTTTTGTATATGTGTGAGAGGGGAATGATACAAACAAACATTCCCCTAAAGAAGTGAACTTCGTATTACGGGAATACCTGCTTGTGTTGATACGTGTAACTCCCACATCTGTAACTCGGTAACGTGTTCCTCGTAACAGAGTAAGAGTGCATCACATCCATATATCGTTTGTCGTATGAGATGTCGTTCAAACGGTGGATTCTCATGACGTACAAGATATGGTGATGCAATTATCGGAGTGTATCCAAGTGAATACGAAGTCCGAACTGCTGATTGGAAGGTCTGCGCTTTATCGTAGAACTTTACCCCAAAAGGATAACAAAAATACACGCGAATTTTATTCCTTCTCTTGCTCACAGATACGTCCTCCAATCATACGAATGACGCTTGCAATGGTCAATTCGTCAATGATTGAGCCAACGTTCCATTGTCGCAAGATATGCAAGATTGCTTCTGCTGGAGTGAGGTTTGAAAACAGGTGATGCCAACTGCGATGGTATCTGCGCTGGACGTAGATGACGTTTGAACCGACTAACTGCCCTCCTCTTGATACTGGGATTACGTGATGTCGCTCAAGACGCTTCAAGTCTTGCTTTGCAAGATTTATCTTCTTGCGGATTCTACGAGCCGGCTTCTTAGCCACGATGACCCTCCTTTGTAAAAGAACGTCCTCCAATTACATTATACCACTTTCTTTTTGTATCTTTTTGCATTTTCAGACTTTACGATTATTGTACATCCACCGCAGTATTTACTCTTAAATCTATTCAAAGAATCATAATCTTTTCCACACTTCTGACACTTCTTTTTGAAAGTAATCCACTCTATAAATCTATTACACTTACCGCATATCCACTTATTCTTTTTTTTAACTACGAGATATTCGCAACAAATGGAGTACATATTATTTAATAGATTTTAGAAACTGCTCACCAGCTTCGCGAGATTCGGTTGTGGCTCTATTATATTTATTTTGTTCAGAGCATTGCTCATCACACGGCAATACACCACCACAACAATCCTTTTCCTTCAATCTCATCGCCTCGAACATCGCCTGTGCGCCTGTGAGATAGGATTCTTTTACAACCTCCCAGCACACACAAGCCATTAAGCGTCCATTAGAACTTTCAGGATCAAACTCTTTCGTTTCTTCTTTCGTTTCATATCCGAAAGAAGGAGCCATTGATTCATAAAGCTCATGAAACTTTCTAGCTATTTTATACGCTTCTGGATATGCTTTTTCAATTCCTTCTTTCTCCCCCAGCGTGGCGGGGGTTTTTGATTGGGTGGGCATATTATTCAGCTATTAAATCTTTAACATCTACTCCAGCTATTCTTTCTTTTTCTGTAATTTCACATAAGTCTACGTTTCCGCTCAACCCGCTAACGCTTCCTCTCAACCCGCTGATGTCTCCGCTCAACCCGCTGATGTCTCCTCTCAACCCGCTAACGCTTCCTCTCAACCCGCTAACGTTTCCTCTCAACCCGCTGATGTATCCACTCAACCCGCTAACGCTTCCTCTCAACCCGCTAACGCTTCCTCTCAACCCGCTAACGCTTCCTCTCAACCCGCTGATGTCTCCACACAACCCGCTGATGTCTCCACTTATATTTTTATGTACACCCATTATCTTTTTATCGTTTTCATAATAGTAGAGTTCATTTTTTTCTCTCTGCAATGCTTTTTTCATATATTATTAGTATATTATTTTATATATTATATTTTTAAAAATTTCGGCGCACACGCCACATGCGTAGATTCGCGAAAGTCGCATGCGCCGAACCAGATACGGAAAAAATATGAGAAAACCGTACGCTGGTAACTGGTACGTATCCCCATGCGATTGAAATATACGTACCAATTATCAAGAATAGTTTTTATATTTTTTTATGGTTTTTGAAAAGGTACATTGGTCTGGTTTCTTTGAAACCATTATGCTATCGCTTCGCTTCTATAAAGTCGCTTCGCTTCTGGTTTATAAAAATAACACCGTCTTTTGTATACATATTTATTGGCTTTGTTTATCGTTGCTGAACCAGTCGCTTCGCTTTCTCATCTGACCGATGTTTCAGTCCGATTATACGGCACTAACGTTGCAATCGGTGTTTTTACGGTGAACACACTTATAGTGTTCTATTTGCAATACGGGAAATACATTTGATACTCTTCCCATTAGTGAGTAACCAATAAAATATGTATTCTATAACGGTGTACGGTGTTGTTTATTATCTTGGCAATGGCATGCCCAATGTATTGCATTGTGCGCGTTGCCAATTTTGTGAATACCATAACGGATATTCACGAGCCTGTATTTGCCATTCTAGGCACTCTTTGCGCTCTATGCGGTATGTAACTACCTGCAAGAGATAAAAACCGCCCATAATCGCAACCATAGCTCCACATAGTATGTATAATCGCATATATCAAGGTTTAATATGCCGATGCAGGCAGGCTCTGTTGTCTCTCGTAGCTCATCGTGTTCCATTCGTCATTCATATCCAAGTCATCGTTGTTTGTGATTGCATGCGCATATCGTTTTATACGCTCAATCAAGATGTCATATACCTCTCTATCGTCATCATTCAAGTCTGAAGGCCGGAACATTGACGCACCGACGATTGCACCTCTCATACCTCTACCGAGGTAGTTTTGATATGCTCCCATTATTGCAGGGTATCCGTTTATATAATCATCAAACAAAGAAGATACATCAATCTTTAATGTTCCACCCACGTAAGAGAAATCACAATACGTGATATTTGACTCAATAGAAAACATGTACGCTTTCTCAGCGTTCTTATTTATCTTTCTCATATTTTTATGATGTTATGGTATCAATGTATTAAAATGTAGATGCAATTGCATTATTTAAACGCGATTGTTTTTCTTCTTCGGATAATGTATCCCAATTATCGGGAAATGATATGCCATTGCTTCCTGCAAGCATCATGCGCTTTTTCCATGTATTCTTTTCTTTTATATCGTTACAAAGAACATTGCCAAACATTGCAACCATTCCAATGGATTTTAATTCATCAGCATAATTCTTTTCTTTTTCTCTATTTACATCATCATTTAATCCTTTTACAATATTAAGATTGTATTCTCTTGCGATATAATTCACATGCTTGCTTGTATTAACAGACCAATATCCATATAGTATTCTATTCTTTTGATATATAGTTGCTACATGTTTATTGTATGAATATACCTTGTTTCCCTCTATTTTTAGATTCTTCTTATATCTCATATTTTTAATATCTTATACACCATACACCATCATAGAACAGATATTTTATTGTCTTTAATTGTCAATGTTCATTCCATCTCTTTCTTATTTACAATAATAACACGTAATAACAGAAGAGTCAAGGCTATAACAGGGGATAAGTATTTAATCCAGTTTTTCTTATAATTATAAAGAAAATAGACAATTTTTTGTAAGATTTAACATTGTGCGATGCATAATAAGAATAGAATTGATTTAAACTTATCCACAATCGTTTTAGAATGTTATTGAGAGATGAGAAGATAGGGAGAAAATTTTTCAGGTCTTTTTTAGTGAACATTCGTTCACTTAGTGTAAACTCAACACTAACAGGCATATACTTTTACTTTGTGTAGGATTTACACTAACTCATTGTGTAGGATTTACACTAACTCATTTCTATTCATCTCTTGTTCCTAGTCATTTCATTCCTTGTCTTTGTTTTAACATTGTCAATTTTCAGATTCAGGTAGTGCCATTTTTCTATTGGGTTAATTTTTTTTTGGGGGGGAAGAGCTAACCTAATTTGATTTTTATTGTCTAATCTAATAAGCTCCGGTTCTTTGTTTATATTCTAACTTAATCTTATTCTGTTTTGTTTCTTCTTCTTGCAACTTATTATATAATTTTAATCTATTTGGTGCTTTTTTCTTTCTTGGTTTCCAATATCCCCAATTTGAATTTTTTCTGCTTCTGGTAAGTCCCATATTTATATTGATTTGTTCTTAAATGGGTACAAAAATCCCAATAGCTACACTTGTATCTATTTTATAGATGTATTATTGTGGTTTTCTCTCCACTACATCATGCCATTGTCTCTCTGCAATAAGGTGTATTCCTTACCAAGCAATCTCGCTTTATGATTGCTAAATGCCCGCGGTAGCAAGCATCAGGATTATACGATATATACACCACAATGGGAGGTATACATATCAATGGTTATTTTGAATCAAACCGTTTTTCATACAATTAAACGGTCAACCAACTCTATCATTTAATCAGCATCCAGCGGGGGGCTGATAGATTCGCTAACCACATCCCACCAGTAATTATCAAATGAACTTTCTATAAAAAAATCACTTACTATCTTCTAAGGGTGCAAAGAAGGGAAGGTCATCCCTATCCCTTAGAAGAAAGAAAGCGATTCTTTTGACCTTTTCTCTCTCTTTGCTATAATCAAATATATGCCATTTCCAAAAAAAACACAAGGGCTGCAAACTGCAGGTATTGCATACTATGGGGAATCCTTTGCTGGTTATACCCCTAAAGAGCAGATAATTGCGATGATTCCTGCCTTTAAACAATGTTATTTTGAAATTAAAAAAAACAATGCAAAACCCAAGATAAAGGCGGTTTTAACAGAGTTCAATAGACAGAGTTATCCACAGGTCTTTCATATAGACCCGAATAAGGCATCAAAGCTTTTAAAAAAATGGGATATTGAATTTGAAGAACGACAATCACAAGCATATATAGACGAACAAAGAAGGGCAATAAAAGAACAAGATGATATTCAACTTTCATATACCGATGAAGCCCTTGAAAGAGGAACACGCACTCTTAGCGGAGAACTTCTCAATGATGCGATGATGATGTTAAAAGAAGACCAACAGAATCAGGATGAAATGAATAATAATGATTTATTAAATAGAAGGAAATACATCACGAATGTCCTTTCATCTGTTACTCGCCTTGTTCATGGAAAAGCTACACTTGCATTAAAAGCATCGGAAGAAAAAAGAAATAACGCATCATTCCTTATGACGATTCTTTCAAAAGCGACCGCGGGGACTTTATCAAACAACGAGGTATCACTTCTTGAGAGCACTTATAAGAAGGAAGAACAACCCATTGAGCAACAAAACAATGGCGAAACAATTTGACATATTAGCGAAAGACTTTGCTGCATCACGATTAGATGATTCATCGCGTGCACAATTTTTAGAACTTCTTAAAAATGAGATGTCTGGAAGAAAAGACATCATTTTCTTTTCTGAAAAGATATTGGGTATTCCATTAAATGAATACCAAAAGAAATGGTTATCTAGAACAACAACACCAAGAAGTCTATGGAAGGAAAAATTTAATATTGACATTGAAGATATTGGTGGTTTTCTTTATGGTTCTAACATCTCCTCTATAGGAAATCAGTGTATTTTTGAGGATGAATTTATTTATACAAATAATGGGATAAAAAGAGTTGGAGATTTAAAAGAGAAAGATTCAACTATTTCTGGCATTGCAAGAAATTTTCATCGTTTTGAGGATGATATTTATGAAATAACATTTTCAAATGGTATTAAAATTAAAACAAATAAAGAACATCCATTTTTTGTAAGAACCAGAAGCGAAAAAAAATGGGTAAAACTTTCTGATATAAGAAAAAGAGATTATATACAATTTCTTCCTTCTAAAAACTTTAATATAACAAGAAAACCAATAAAATCGGCAAGATTACTCGGATATTTATGCTCTGATGGGACATTAACAAAAAAACAAAGTATTAAGTTTACAAACATAAATCCTTCATTTTTAAAAGAGGTTGATTTATTGGCTCGTAATGAGTTTGGCATAGAATCAATATGGAAGAAAAAGGGAAAGGCATTTGACGTATTCCTTACGAGAAGAATAAAAACGGGAAAGAATCCTGTCCGTGAATATATAAATTCTCTTGATATATCAGATACTTCTTTTGGAAAAATTACAGAGGGAGATGATAACAGTATAAGGGAGTTTTTAAGGGGCTATTTTAATGGTGATGGATATTTACTTATAAGACGTGCAAAAGATAGAAGAGGATGCGGAGAGATTGGATTCGCAGTTGGAGATAAAAAAATAAAAGCATATCAACTTCAATTTATGCTTTGGAAGTTGGGTATTGTTTCATTTGTTTTAGAAGAATGGATGAAGAAATCAAAAAAACCATTTTATCGTGTAAAAATAAACTCTTGTGATACTAATAAGGCGATTGAATTTCTTTCGTGGGAAAAATATCCATTAAAATTTGCAGAAGCAAAAACTCTTCATTCCACTAGAAGTAGGACGGTTCATAATGATTGGATTGCTGTTCGTGAAATAAAAAAGGTTGGAAGAGGTATTGTTATTGGATATTTTACGGATACAAATGAAATAATTTCTTATTCTGGAATGAGAACGCATAATAGTGGTAAGACAGTTGGAATTGCAATAAAACATATCTGGTTTAATAAGTATAAGATTGGAATGGACTTGGATGAGAAATTGATTAACGCTGCACATTTTGCGACACTTAACATTTCTCCTCATTCTCGGCAAACAAGAGCTTGTTACCAATATATAAAAGACATTTTATCTGGGCAATTTATTATTGATGAAGATGGGATAAAACGTCTTAATGAATTGTCTCCACTTATGAGAGATTTTATTATTGGAGATAATGCAAATCTTGGTGAAATACGTTTTGCGAATAAATCTATTATGTATACTGTTCCTACTGGAGCAGACCAAGCATCTTCTCTTGCTGGTGCACAATTCGGATATATCTCTTACGATGAATGTTCTCAATCATATCATCTAAAGGAGGAACTTGGCGCGAAGATTCTTTCACGTCTTATTAAATATGGGGTCTGTCTTGACCTTATCGCCACTCCAGAGGTTGATTCTCCCTCACATCAATACTATCTGCATATTGTAAGAATGGGACAAATGGGAAAAGAAGGTTGGTGGGCATTAACAAATATGGGAATGGATGATAATAAGTTTATTCCAAAAGCGCAAAGAGACCGTGCGAAGGCATCTCTTCTTGCAACAGATAAAAAGAAATATCGTCAGGTTGTTATGGGAGAGTTTATTACATCTGGTAAACGTTTCTTTGATGGTTCTGAGATTGAGAATCTGTGGAGATTGCCGAATAAAAGAGATTGTCAAAAGAACGGGAAATATCTTCTCTGTGCCGATTGGGGAATGGCTGATACGGGAGATGAGTCTGTGTTTATTGTATTTGATTACACCAATTTTTCATTTGATGGTAAAATAGATATTGTAAACCACGAGCATGTCAGAGGAGGGACACCACAGATGCAGTTCGCATTGCTTCGTACGCTCTATGACCAATATACATGGTATGATGATGATGGGATAACGCCGCACCAACCATACTTCGTAATGGATGCAGAATCTCTTGGCGGTGTGCTCATTAAAAAATTACTAATATTACTCAAGCCAAAGGCATTTGATATTCCGAAAGATGTGGCACTTATGGAATTAAAGAGTATAATGTCTAAGGGGAGAGATTACTATGAGTCAGAAATTGATGGGGCAATTATAGAAAATAATCCAGACTACGGAAAGTTAAGAAGCTACTACATTGATGAATTGAATGAACAAATGGGAATTTATCATGTAGACGATAAAAAGATTGATACAGATTTTGTGATGACGGTAATGATGGGAGTTTCAACAATTTCAAAAAAGTTTACGCAATATAATCAAAAACCGATTGTCATGTCTCATCTTGCTGGATACAATTCACAAGTAAGAAGAGAATCAAACGCACAATCATTCCAACATAACATTTTACATAAATATTAGTATGGGCTTACTCGCTTTAATGAAGGGACAAATGTCCGCAGAGGAAACAAACCCGCGGGTAAAAGAATTAGTTGCATATATCAATGATATAGAGGCAAAGATACGTTTTGATTGGACACAACGCGTCTATGGGGACGGAACATATTCTGGCTATCAGACATTGAGAGATTTTTACAAAGGAAAGCAATGGAGTTTTAGAAAAGATGGTGGGGGAACAATGCGGACATATAATTATGTTTTCACAATCGTTGAAAACATGACTGCATTTCTTACGAATGAACCACCGCAAATATCTTGTCCTGCTATTCGTGTAGATGATGTATTAGAGCGTGCACTTGGAGA